AAGCTAACATGTCTAAGTGATCTACGGTTGATATTATTATCGGCGAAAACGGAAGTCATTGGAATTACTGGTGGGAGGTTTTCCGATAGATATTTAAGGATTTGTCCTAACATGAAATCAGGTTTAAGCATATCGAAAGATCTACTTAATCTGACTTTGTTATTATCATCATAAATGTAAATCCATAAATCTGGAGAAGCAGGAGTAGTTGGTATATTCATATAAGGGTCTGAGTTATCTCATAATGTTTCCATCATGTTATAACTCGATCTCATACGAGGATACTCAACTTTAAAATCGATCTTTGGATACTTTAGACTTGTAAGTCTAGCATATTCCTCGATCAATTTTAATTTCTGTTCTTTCAGACTTGGAATTATATTTGTATGAAACATAACGTCATGTAGAGGATATCATCCTTTGTATAAATCTATACAATCTTTACAAGTATTAAGGGCCTTTTCCTGGTTTAGAGACCATTCTTCCCTCATAAACTTTAATAGCTTTTCTAGAGACTCAACCGCTTCTAAATTTCCCAAACTTTTACGCCATTTGTATGGAGTAAGAGTATGAGACTTTAAGAAGCCGAAAGGTTCTGTCAAGCTCCATATCATAGCGTGTAACTCTGATCAACTAAAATTGAACAGGCGTTTCCGCTTAAATGTGGTAAGAAGTTTACGAACGAAGAAATAATCAATGCCAATACCTTTATCTCTCAAATCTACAAGTAGACTCGGGATATGAAGTTTATCAGCCAGGAACAACGAAACGTTCTTCGGTCCAACCGGAGAGAAATCTCCTTTTGGTCCTATTATACGCTTTGCAAATTCCATTACTCCTTGATTTGATTGTAGGGATTTACTCTTATTTATTGAAACGCCTAATTCTACCGTCATTATCTTAAAATATTCATTTGCTACCTCCTCATTGGTAATTACAATATCATCACCGAGTAAAGCATACTCGGCGAATCATGTTCTAATACCAACTCTGGTTGCAGCAAGCTGAACAATAAGATGATGACATAAGGAAAAGACACCTCAAGAACTAAGAGCACCCATCGGTTGTCCAGCTCCGTACATATATGATTGGTTTGTCTCTTTTAAATAATAGGGTCTGTTGACTAACACTTGTTTCCAAGCATTAGCAACATCTCTATTATATAAGAAAGATAAAACATCAACTTGTATTGATATCGGAAAACGATCAGTTGCAGCACTTAAATCGAAACAAAAGGTTTTTAATCCTTTATTTCGAAGTAATAATGCTTTAACTGGTTTAATCTGATCAAATGCACCATCTTGTGGAATCAATCGTAAGATTGAAAACACATGGTCGTGCATTGGTTTCAATACACTTTGAGTTCATATATCTACAATAGCGAAGACACGCCTTTTACCAG